ACTTTAACTGTCATGTCAGAGTTCAATATTGCTGGTGATAAATTATCGATAGTTGTAAGCAATTGCGACCGCCTAAAGATACTATTGAACTTTCCAAGATTTGATGTAAAGAACGCAGCCACCTCAGTTTTAATATTATCCTGAAGAGTGTCAATTGTAAGGTTTGTTAAATCTGGATCAAAATCAAACGTGATACGTAATTCCATAAAGACATTGATGGGATCTACGAATTCTGCATCAATCGACATAACTCCTAAGTTAGGAGCAATTACGTTCTGAATAGTATTTTTAGTGTCAGTTTGTACGTCAGCGGAAATACCAGTTTTGAAGTCTAATGAAAGATAAACATCACCAAAAGTTGCAGGGATATTATCTTCCCCACCCCAAGCAGCAACGTCATCTAATATTGTTGTGAATCTTTGTTTAATAATAGCTTTGTAGTCTTCAGCAGTTACTAATCTTTGCTGAGATGCAAAAGTAATAGGTGCATTTGACTTGATTGACGCTATTGATTCTTTATCATCGCCACCAGCCGAACTTACAGTTGTAGTGATTGTTGGAGAATAACTAGTTCCGCCAATTGCTACTGTGCTGTTGGCAGTAAATGTATTGATAGAGTTTGCGTCTGCGCCATTCGTTGCAAGATATGTAACAACAATCTTGTTTCCTGCAGTAGGCGCTTGGCCAAGTACACTACCATCTCCAAATAGAATTTCAAATTGTCCATTGGGTGTTTCACGAATGATATAAACTTTACTGGTAGTGTCAATCCTTACAACTGTTTCAATATCGTTGTAAGCGTTAAATGTACTAGATGTTGTTGTATCAAACACTTCAACTTTCAAAGTGTCTTTATCTAGGTCAGCATCAGGGATCACATAGACTTGATTTTCGTCAGTATCACCGACTAGAAAAGTTTTAGTCTTTTGAGTTCCTTCAGTGATTTTAACAGCCGACAGTCCAGTTGATGTTTTGAATTCGAAAGTTCCAGTTCCGTCATTAACAGCGGTGTGAGCTTCTAATGTTTGAAACGTAAAAGTGCTATCACCAAGAGTTCCAGTGAATGTTGTAAATGCTGGTATCGATGCGCTAGCAGTAACAGTGTCTGTAGTTACAACCTTAAATCCAATAGTGGCAAACGATCCAGTCTTTGACGCTGGATAGTAACCTAGAGTTTCAGCATGAGCTACTACAGAAGATCTTAGCTGAGATGAATTTAGGAATGATTCGTTAATTGCAAAGTTTGCAGTTAATCCATTTAGGTGTGTGTTATATGCTAAGACATCGAGGATGTTGCTTAGACCTGAAGCTTCAAAGTCATAATCAGAAAACTCTGATTTTGCTTGAATGAATGTTTTTAAGTTCGACTTGATTGTATCAAAATCAAGATCTGAAGATCTAATAACGGCCATTATCTTAACCTCGTGAGATTTATACTTAGTTCTTGTGTTTCTGCAACATTAACAACTTGAAAGATTACTTTTACATTAACTGAGTTTTCATCCGATAGTAATGTAGCTCTTACTTGACGCAATATAGCTCTTGGTTCAAAGTTTGCCATAGCTTGCGCTACCGCGTCTTCTATTTCAAGTTCATCAAACTCAGTGTCAAGGTTGAATAAGAAAGCATTTAAGTTACCACCAAATCGTGGACTAAATGGTTTCTCTCCAAAGTTAGTTAACAACAAATTCTTTACTGCTTGTTTTACAGCGGCCGCGTCTGATTTCTTAAAGACATCGTTATTGCCTTTCTTAGCAAAAGTCAAATCAATGTCGCTATACGTCTTCTGTCTTGAAGTCGTAATCGATGCGGTATCTAATGATCCGTCTTCTATTGAAAATACGCGTGCCATGAATCTATTTATACCAGAAGATTAAGGTTTAGTGGGCCAAGTTACATCATCTAGTGATGTTGCGCTGGTTGTAATGTCACGCAATGCTTGTCTATATGTAGTCATCTCACTGCTCATTGTTACATCACCCAGAGCATAAAAATCTGTTTCTGCTATTAGTCTATCTCGTTCGATGCGTAATAGTTTCATAGGATGTGCATTTGTTAGTTCAGTTAATTTTGCATTTACATTCGAGTATGTTAACACAACATCGTCTGGATCTTTACTTAAAATTGCGCTATTGTTGCTATCTGCTCCAGTAATTTTGTAAACGTTATTTGCAAAATCAGTTGCGTTTTCTACCGCTCCATAGACGTACCACTGAGTGCCGGGTGCTAGTGCAGTCAGTGCGTCAAGTATATGTGGTGGTGGATGACTAATATCATCGTATAAAGGTGTTGTCATACTGCGTACTCCATAAGTTCTATTGCTCCATATTTAGGATAAGCACTGTTATAAGTGATAGGATAGGTAGCCTCAGCACTCCAAGTTTTCACTTCAAAATAAAAGTAAACTGTGCCAGTGTGTGAGGCATACAAGGAGGTGCCTCTAAAAGAATCAATGCATGCGGTATCCCAGGTAAATCCCCAAGTGCCAGAAGTATTACCCCCATACCCAAGCGCACCCCATCCATGCGCAGGCCCATTGTCTAGTGCATCTACTACATAACTAGAGTTGTCAAGGCTTAGCCTCAGTCTTATTCCGGTGCCGGCGCCTGGGCCGGCATGATATACAGGCAACCACCAATTGATTAGCAAATGACTACTGTTGTGTTGTTTTGTATAAGTGCATATGTTACTATCGTCTGCGGTATAAGAACCAGTTTCATCATCTCTGTTGATATCCAAAACAAAAAAACTTGTAGCGGTTGTTCCTATATGGGCGGCTGGCATATCTCCAGTAGTCCAACTTGATGATCCAATTGGTGCTCCGGGGTAAATTACAGGCATTATGCTAGATACTCCTTTATGCTAATTGTTCCGTATTTTAGATGGCCTGCAGCATAGGTAATCCAATAAGTCGTATCTGTTGTCCAATTTGCTCGCTGAAAATACATATACCAATTTCCAGTGTGTGCAGTTGTATTAGTGCTGTGCTGTAAATCAAACTGCCTGCTATCCCACATAAGTTTTGTAATTCTTGCTGCGTTGCCACCGTATCCCATGAGACCCCATCTGTGATTAGGACCATTAGCTAGTGCATCAATATAATATGTGCTGTTGTCCAAACTCCACTGACATCTTACACCATTGCCGCTGGATCCGGGAGTAATATAGCCGGGAAAACATGCAGACACTATGATGTAACTGTTTGAACTTTGTTTTTCGAATTGTAGTATATTGGTACTGCTTGAGGCTCTAGCACCGTTGTAATTTGTTCCATTGATGTTAAAAGTAGTCCAAGTAGTTGAAGTACTAACCTGAGCAGCGGGTTGGCCTGTACAATATAACTCTTCTCTAATGAGATTTGATGAACCAAGTATTGCCATTATCGTTGAATCTCAAAAATTTGTGTTGTGGAATATTTGTAATAAGACGTGCTGTAAGTATTTGGAAAGAATGTGTCTGAGCTCGCAACATAGAATTGATGCTGCAGCAATACTGTTCCCGTGTGGCCATAAATGTTTTTGCTTTGATCTGCATCAGTAAACTGACTGTTATATTCCATTCTAATTATATCACTAGTATTACCACCATATCCAGTAGCACCCCAGTAGTCTGCTGGTCCATTGCCTTCATTTGTATCTGTAAAATAGTTAGATTCGTCTAAACTGTAAATTAATCTAATACCCACTCCGCTGCCGCCCGGGGTAATGTAACTAGGCATGTTCAAAACTACCTTAAGGTCACTAGTGCTACTTAGTTTTGTAAACTTCAAAACACTGGTGCCGCTACTGTGTCTATCGCCTGTATAGCCAGTTTGTCCATAATTAAAAGTATGATACCCACCAAAACCGGTTGACTGTGCAGTACCGTAACCACTACAATAAGTTTGTACTTTGATTATGTTGTTATCGCCAAAGACTGCCATTTTATAAATCTTTTATTTTTGGTGTTGCCACATTTGGATCAACTTCAACGAGTGCAAACTTAAACACTCTGCCCGACTTGTTGTTGTACAAGAACAAGTCTTCTTCACCTTCAACAATAGTATAATCACCTATGCCATTGTTTAGATTTAAATCGCTTGTATATATGTTTCGCCAACGCTTAGCGGGAGTACCTAAGTCTAGCGTGCCGTTAGCACTTGGAACAATAAAGGTATCACTCATCACGTAATTACTGTCGTTAAAACTTAGTGTTTTGGTTCCATCTGTAATAGAGGAATCTGTAGTAGACCCGGCGGCGAAGTCGGGTGCAAGTAAGTTTACGCATGAGAGATTAGTAATATGCGCAGAATCGACAGACATTCCTCGACTCGTAACATTACCATTATTCAAAATACGATCAAGTGTCATATCTTCGTCGAGATCTCGGAAATTTTCATCCATCTCTGCGTATGTAAGAGCACTACCCTTTGTTGTTCTCTTAACAATTGTCATGATACTTCTCCATCGTTACTATAATATACTCCAATCAAACTTGAAAACACTCCACCCACAGTACCTGGGTTGTCTGCGATATAATCAAACGCCACGTATTCGAACCTTTCGGTCTCGGCTTTAGTAGGTGGAGTTGTAAATGTAAATCCTGATGTGTCTAGTTCTGCCATGTTACCCTGCAAATGTATCCGGTGATCCAGACGCTGAAGAATTAGGTACCCATGACCCATGACCTCCAGTGCCATCACCTTCTCTATGTACTGCTATGCCGTTCACAAACACCGTACTTGATCCACCTGTTGCCGGATCGCCACATCCTGTAGTGTCTCCGATTCTAGTTACTTTTGCTTCGTTACAAAATACGTCTGGTGAACCAGTCGCATATGATGTAGAATGAAACGGATTCGGCGACGGACTTGCGTGGCCGATATGCTTGTCTAATCCTACTCTTGTTATAGCTGGCATTAGTTTAGATCAATCCTTGTTGCAGTTACTTTAAAATTACCATCACATACAATTTCCATATCACCAGTTACATGAATTTTTTCATTACCGGTAACTGTCTTAAATCCGTTTTTTGTATGAGTCACAACATCGCCGTTTGGATGAATCTCGACAAAAGTACCTGACTTATGGTATATGTGAATTCTTTCAGCATCGGGTGTATCATCAATTTCAATAGCGTGTCCTGATGTTGTCGTAACAGCTTTGTTGTGTGGATACACTGCAGCATACGGAGAATCAGGTTCGCTTGTAACTGTGTCTGGTGTTTTAGTAATTGTGTTTGTGCCGCGAGCTAGTTGTGGAGTTGATCGATCTCCAGCCGATGCGTCTTCGTACTTTGGCATAGATCCAAAGACTAACGGCATTTGAGAATCTTTTGAATCTAAAAATATACCAAAAACTCGAGCTCCAACTTGCACACCAAGATTATTACCTAACCCTTGTGTTCCACCTTCAGTGATAGGTACTATAGTTTGAGCAAACGGCAAATCTTTGTCTAAAATAGAGCTACCGTGAATACCATCAACACGAACTTTGATTCTACCTAATTGTGTAGGATCATCAATACTTACTACAGTGCCGATAAACCAGCGATTGGAATCTCCATAAAACGGGGTCACTAGTCGTTACTCCTTCTCAAATTACCAATCTTGATACAGGTTGCAGATACATCATATATGTCTGCAGACATCTTGAACATATGACGTATTGAATAAATCATGTATTTTCCAGATTTCTTTTTATCGCGAGAATCAGCACCTTCATCAGTTTCAGGCTGTGAGTTCATAAACACAACTTCAATATTACTACCAATTGTTTTATGGAAGTCTCCTTTTATAAATTCTATTCCATCAACGTTTATTGTGAGAGGATTCTTTTTTAACATCCGGTCAAAGCCGCTCTTAATTGGAGACAACTTATATTCCGCTGATGTTTTATTTTCACCGTACGCATTTTGCCAGCGATTATACTTGAAAGGATTCTCGCCTTCAGCAGAATCTCTATAAGACATTGAGCCACCAATTGAAGATGTATGCATACTTCTATATTCATTTATTTTACGGTTGTCAATTACCTCGTCAAAGTTAACAGGTGGATTCGGCTGTT